CTTCCATACCTTCAGAACCTTTTCCAAAATCAGAACCATAAACAAATATGTTACAGTTACCAGATCCTTCTAATGATGCAGGAACACCTACACCAGTACCTCCACCGAAAGTACCACCGTAAACAGCGATATTACAAGTTGTGTCACTTATACCTTGTACAACACCTTTTCTTACTACTAATCCAGTAGCAACATCAGACATTAATACAGTTTGACCTTTTCTAATAGCGTGCTTAGATAAAGCAACTCCAGGAGATTTAGTATTAGCTAAGTTAATAGTTAAAGTAGCGTTATAAGTAGCTTGGTTATTTTCATTAGCTACTGTACTTTCTTTATAAGCTACGTGTAATCTATTTTGTTCAGACCAAATAACTTGATCAGATGTCATAGGCATTTCAGCGCCTACCATTCTCAAGAAACCACCAATTGTTCGGTTTCCGTATCTTTCTACTTCTGCTTCGTAAAGCTCAGGTAGATATTGTTGTGCGAAATCGTTACCAGATCCATTAGAAAAGTCAAGATAATTTTCTCTTAACGTCATTCTTTTTTGAGCTGGTACGATGCTTGCGGGAAAACTCCCGCCATTTACAAAACTCATGTTTTTAATTTTTAGTTGTTATTGTTTTTACTTTTAATTTTCAACTTAGAACTATCAACACCACTTATTGCTTTTACTTTAAATCCATTTATAAACACATCACCTGAAGCTTGTGGCCTAGGGTCGTTGTTTATATTTTTAGATTTAGCTATTACATCTTTAACAGCATCAGCTTTGCCTTGCTCATAAAAATGATTAGCTATTGTATCAACGTTTTCAGCGGCATAAAAAGCCTTGTGATAACCAACAGTATCAATAACTTCTCCCTTGTCATTTAAGAACTTCTTAACGAACTTGTTTAAGTCAGACTGTTTCTCAGCAGTTGCGGAAGGATTAGAGACTTTATAGTTAAATCTTTTTTCACCAACTTTAATTTCAAAACCTTTGAAATCTTCATTGAAAAATTTATCAGTATTATCTTTAAATTGTTCCCTTCGCTCTGCAGCTATTTGTTGTTCTTTGTTGTATCTATTGAAAAAATCCATTGCTCTTTGTTGTTCTTGAGTTATACCCGGTCTCAACTTGATCTCGTCATAATATTTGCTCTTTGAACTTTCTAAAAAGTTTTTGGCTTTTGCAATTTCTTCTTTGAAGAGTAATTGTCTTTTTTTGACAACTCTATCTTCATCCACTTCTTCATCATAAGAAAAATTATCTTCCATTAAGAAATTTATTTCTTCTTGATTTAAATGTGGTTTAGTCTTTTTGTAGTACTCGTTAAGTATTTGTTTTTCGTCATACTTAGAGTAATCTTTATTTAATGAAACATAATCTTCTACAGTTCCACCTGTTTCCTCCATAAATGAAACTAGTTTTTCGATGTTTTCTGGTAGCTGTTTACCTAAAACTTTTTCATCTCTTACTGCTTCTTTTAGTTGTTGCTTTGTTTCTTCTACCTTTTCTTCTTCTTTTATTTCGGTTATAGTAGCAACTTCTTCAACTTTATCCTCTTTTACTTCTTCTTTAATTTCAGCTTTTACTTCTTCAATTTTTTCAGTTGGTATTTCTACTTTAGTAGTAGCTTCTTCTTGAAGATCTTTTTTTGGATCTTTGCTTAAATCAATATGAGTTACATTGTTTGGCATTTTATCAACAAGCTTTTTTGGCTTGCTTTTTATTTTTAAACCTTCTTTAGTATCGTCTACTATAGGTTTTTCTTTTGTTTCTTCTGACATAATATAATATAATAATTAATAATTGTTACATAGGCATATTTTCTGCGCCTAAGCTTTGTGGATTACTTTGGGTTTCAAAGTCTGTTGGTAATAACTCTTGCTGTCTTTGTTGTATCATAGCACTTTGCTGAGTAGCTTGTAGTTTAGTTCTATTATCTTTACGATCTTCAATAAATTGCTCTCTTTCTTTAACTCTAGCTACGTCCATTTGTTTCAATTGCATATCAAACTGATACTTTATTTCTAAAGCTTTCATATCTAATTGAGCTTTCATCTCCATTTTTTGTATTTCAAATTGAGATTTAGCTTGTTCTATTTGTACAGTGCTTTCGGTTAATGCTTGTTGTTTTTGCATTTCAGCTAGTATAGCTTTTTCAGCTGTTTGTTGATTAGCTTGAGCTTGAGCTTGTATATTAGCTTGAGCAGCGGCTTGATCAGCTTCAGCTTTTTTCTTTCTTCTAAACTTAAGCATTTGATTAGCTAGTTTTAAATTTCTAACCTCTCTAATATCTATTGCATCTGCTAGATCTATTTGACCAGATTTTAAAGCTATTTGTATGTTTTGTTCAAGCTCAGCTTTTTCTTCTTCATCTGGTTCTAACTTTATAAATATACCAAAATCATGAATTTGTAGATTCATTAATTCTTGTAAAGTTCCAGTATTAAAAGATGATATACTGTTTTTTAAAGCTTCTTTTGTAAAAGGAAATTGTAATGAATCAGCAACTCTTAAAGATATGTTTTCACAAGCTCTAGCTGTAAGGTAAAGGCTGGATTGTAAAATATGTCTAGTAGCAGTATTAGAGTTAGCAGCTGCTAGTTTTTGTAAACCTACTAGTGAGTTTTTATCTGGATTACTTCCGTCTCTAGCTTCGTTAAGTCCCGTTACATCTCTTATTAGTTGTAAATAATACTGATAAGTTTGTATTAAAGAGTTTATTTTTCCACCACCAGATCCAGTCTGTAATTCTTGTATAGGAACTTTACCTGGATTCATACCACCTTCTTGGGTCATAGATCTACCTACTACAGATCCAGTTTGAAAATACATATTCAAAGCCTCAGCTGGGTTATAGTTAGTTCCATTACCTAAATCAACTTCTGCTAAACCATCCATGTCTAAGAAAACACCATCTGGAACCACTCTAGCTAATACTTGTTGTATTTTTAAATGAGTTAATTGTATCATGTCAGCAAAACCTGTTATTCTACTAACTAAAGACTCTATACGACCTTTATACATTCTAGGCGCGGTTATAGCATAACTAAAATTAACTTTAGTAGTGTCTGCAACTGGTCTTGTCATATGCTCTGCCATTCTCCAGTCTAACATCATTGGGTGACCTAGTATTTTAGCTCCACTGTAAAGTGTTTCTATAGTTCTTGAAACTCTTTCAAAGCCATCATTTGGTGGTGGTGCAAATGTATCAGGTTTTTCTAATACTTTTTCTAATCCAGCGTCAGTATATTTTATTTTATAAACTTGATCTGAATAACTTTTGTATTCAAAATATAAAACCTGAATAGTTTGATCATCTTGCTTTCCATTCCAGTTTCTTAAATACTCTTGATTACCAGGGTATTTTTGTATAGTTTCTAACTCTTGATCTGTTAAGCTTGGAAATTGTTTTTTAATATCAGCTAAATAAACTGATTTAACTTCACCTACATAATATAAATCTTCAAAATTAGGATCATCAGAATATGAATAAACTAAATGTGCCGGGTCAACATAGTCTACTACAACGCCTTGTGATCTATTCCAAGAAGTTTTAACAGATCCTATACCTAAAACGGTTAAATCATAATTAAACCTTTGTCTAACTAAGTCATATCTATTTTTATCTAATATTTGATTTATAACTTCTTCTTCAGCAACTTCAACAGATTGTTTAAAATCCATTTGTAAATGTACTTCTAGCTCTTCTTTATCTTGAGGAGCATTAATAGGGTCTTGTGAAAAAGCATCTACACCTAGCATTTTCTTAGCTTTTTCTAAGTAGTCTCTAGCTTCTATATCAACCATTAAATTCCTAGCATAATCAGTTCTTATTTTTGAACACACTGGATCTTGAGCATAAGCATTTATATCATAACTTCTTTGAGACATTCCGTTAACTACAATATCAACAAACTTAGATACTACAGGCACAGGTTTCCAGTCTAAGTTTAAATAAGATAAGTCACCATTAATAGCTAATTCATCTTTATATTTCTGAACCGGCTGTTCACCTCTTGCGTAAAGTCTAAGTAAGTTATAATTATTAAAGTTAACAGCATAACCAGGAGCATTAGTTCCATATCTATAACCTCTAAACCATTCACCTTCTATTGCTCTACCAACCGCTAGACCATATTCCATAGTAGCTTTTTCCGCGTCTGGTACTACCTGATCTGGAAAAGAACTTGTTTGATTGTAAGAAATTTGCATTTATTTATTTTATTATTTTTGAAATAATTCCGTCATTGTCGTATCTTTTTATACCTATAGATATAGGTTGATGCTTTCTCTGTGGGTTTGGCCTATATTTATTCTTGTTACAAGCCATTATAGCCAGACCAGAACTAATAGATGCATCATGCTTTGTTCTGTTATTTATGTCAAACTGACTCCAGTCTTCTAATGTTTTTTGAAAATACATATTACCATAACCTTGTTCTGTTTCACCAATATAAGTTTCTATGTAACTCTCAATGGCAGCAGCATGTGCTTGTTTAATATCTTCACTTGAGTTAGGTATTCCACCTATTTCTTTCTCTGTAGTTGATAACTTGTTCCAAATCTTATCAGGACGATTAATTGAAAACGCTCTATAACCTCTACGCTTAAAGTAATATAATAATCTTGGTTTGTTGTTTTCAGCAAGTATAGGCATACCGTAAAATTCACAAGCCATTAATACATCTTCAAAAAACA